AAACATGGCACTTGTAAACACCACTAAAGGCGAAATGGACGAGACTCTACTTGAGAAAAAAGAGGGTTTCGTTGATAATGACAACGAGTACACCACTTGGGTGGAGTATTGGTTAGATGGCGAACTTGTCCACCGTTCGGCGCACGTTCAATTGAAAAAACCAGTCACATTCTCGGCTGAAGCCGCATCTTTTACGTAAGGAAATATCATGGCAAATACACAAGCAATGTCAACGTCATTCATGAGCAAGCTCATGACTGGTACGCATAATTTTGGCGTGGGTCCTATTCGCGCTGCTACCACTGCCGATACTTACTACGCTGCTTTGTTGCTGGTAAGTGGAACATTCAACGCTTCTTCTGCAAACTACACTGGCACTGTTGGTACTGTTACCATGTCAGGTGAGGTGTCTGGTACAGGCTATACCCCCGGTGGTGTACCAATTACCAATGCAACACCGCCATCTTTTACCAATACGTCTACGACTGCTGGTACGGCTTTCTGGACTCCTTCCGCCAGCATCACTTACACAACCGTGACGCTTTCCACTGCTTTTGACGCGGTGATGGTTTACAACTTCACGCAAGGCTCTGCTGGTGCATATCCTGCTGTGAGTATCCATACGTTTGGATCGCAAACTATTACTGCTGGTACGTTCACATTGACAATGCCATCGAACACAACCTCGACTGCTTTGATCCGCTTGGCTACAACCTAATAGGACTGGCGGGGTAACCCGCTAGAGTAGCCATGTTTGGAATCTCCGCATTCGCTGAAGCGCCGTTTGCCTCGCTTGCGGGGAATACGATAGCTGTTGCCCTTACCGGCGTTCAGGCATCTGGCGCGGTAGGGACAGTTGTTTATGTTCCGCTTGTTGTTGCAACGCTTACTGGAGTTCAGGCTACAGGGTCAGCCGATACTGTAACGGTTGCAGAAAGAAGTCTTGCGATAACTGGTGTTGAGTTATACGGAGATGAAGGCGGAGTCGGTGAATATGGAATTGGCGCAACCATTGTTCACGTTGAAGCATATGGGTATGTTGGTACAGTAACAGTTGCGGATCGTGAAATTGCGCTGACCGGTGTTGAAGCCGCTGGTGCGGTGGGTGATGTTACTGAGACTAATAACCCAACTGAAAACGGTGTGGTGGCTACTGGTGATGTTGGGACTATTTCAGCGGTAGATTTGGTCGTTGTCCTGACTGGTATTGGGGCCTCTGGAGCGGTTGGAGATGTTACTGAAGAGAACAATCCAACTGAAAATGGTGTACAAGCTATTGGTTCAGTGGGCACGATTCCGCTGACTACAATAACGGTGGCGGTATCTGGTGTATTAGCAAGAGGTCAAGTTGGAACGTTTGATGAGTTTTATTGGACGACAATAGATGACAGCGAGACGCCAAACTGGCAGAATGTCGAAATGACGGTGTAAGGATTAAATATGCCCCTTGTAATAGCAAATCGAGTAAAGGAAACCACTACCACGGCTGGTACGGGGACAGTGACTCTGCTTGGCGCGTCCACAGGGTTTCAATCATTTATCGTAATTGGTAACGGCAACACAACCTATTACACAATTGCGGGACAGACTACTTCTGAATGGGAAGTGGGTATTGGGACATACACATCATCTGGTACGACGCTTGCGCGTACAACTGTGCTGTCAAATAGTGCAGGTACACAGCCATCAGCGTTAAGTTTTTCTGCTGGCACCAAAGACGTGTTTGTTACCTATCCAGCGGAATACTCGGTTGCGGCTACTAACGTGGGGACATCAGGTCAGATACTGACCTCTAACGGCACAGGGGTAGCTCCTACGTTCCAAACCTCTAGTGCAGCCAGTAAATCTTACGCACAAGCCATGCGGATTCTTGCCGATTAAGGAGACATCATGGCAGTAACGAACTTCTCCCCCCTCCTTGGTCTGGCTCTCCCAACCACAGGTGACCTGCAAGGTACTTGGGGCACAACAGTCAACGACTCTATTACGGGCTTGATTGATTCAGCGGTTGCTGGTACGACCACGCTCTCAGCCGATGCGGATGTAACTCTTTCAACGACCAACGGCGCGGCTAACCAAGCACGTAATGCCATCATTTTGTGGACGGCCAGTAACGGTGCAACCACTAGGAACATCACGGCTCCAGCCCAAAGCAAAGCCTACTTGGTCATCAACGCTGGTACAGGGTCTATTGTTATTCGCGGTTCTGGCCCAACGGCAGGCGTGACAGTTGCCTCTGGTGTTCGCGCCTTGGTAGCTTGGAACGGATCTGACTTTGTAAAGGTTGTCAGTAATCCAGTTGTGTTGACAACAGACGTGTCTGGTATTCTTCCTGCCGCCAATGGTGGTACAGGGTTGTCTAGCCCCGGCACTGCTGGCAACGTGTTGACTTCTACTGGGGCAGGTTGGACATCAGCTCCTTCGTCTGGTGGTGGAGGCAGTGTCAACAAAGGCCAATCAATCGCATTCTCAATCATTTTCGGTCTATAAGGAACCATCATGGCAAATCCAAATATTGTCAACGTCACGTCCATTCTTGGCACTACGACATACCTCACTCCCAGCAGTACATCCGCTGTAGTGCTGTTGCCTAATGCTGCTGCATCTAATCTGGTCTTTAAGATCAATCAGATTGTTGCCGCTAACGTCAACGGAACTGCCGCTGTAGATACCACGGTGGCTGTTTATACCAACGGCGCTGTGGCTCAAGGCGGCTCACCTTCCAGTGGAACGGCTTTTCCAATTGTTTCAACGGTGTCTGTTCCTGCTGATGCTTCGCTGATCGTGACCGATAAGACTACGGGTCTGTACCTGATGGAAGGTACTTCGATCATTGTCACTTCGGGAACCGCCAGCGGCATTACATACACAATCTCCTACGAATCCATTGCGTCTTAATAGGAGCATCTCATGTCGATGCGCTATAAAGGTGGAATAATTTCCGCCACACCTCCCGTAACAACCACGTCAAAAGGTATCTGGACGCTTACGCAACAGATGCAAGCGGCTGGAGGTAGCGTTTGGCCTACCTTGTCAGATGCGCCGACCATTGGTACAGCTACGGCGGGTAATGTTTCTGCTTCTGTTGCGTTTACTGTTCCTGTCAATCAAGGCTATGCGCCGCCGGTAACATACACAGCAACTTCAAGCCCAGGGAGTATTACAGGGACAGGATCATCTACTCCAGTTACAGTATCAGGCTTAACAAACGGTACAGCGTATACCTTTACAGTTACAGCAACAAACACCGCCGGGACAAGCGCAGCAAGCGCGGCATCTAATAGTGTGACACCTTCAGACCCAGTATGGATTGCTAAATTGGCAACAAGTGGAGCTGCGGAAGAGATTGCTGTAGATTCAAGCGGAAATGTGTATGTTGTTGGCACTGGCGGTTACGCAGCCATTACTCTTGCTAAATATGATAGCAGTGGTGTTATTCAATGGCAAAGAAATCTTTCAGAGACTAAAGCCTATGGTTTTAGTGTTGCTTTAGATAGTAGTAACAATATTTATGTTTGCGGTGCTGGTGGTGCTAGTTTTGCCACTGTTGATATGGTAATTGTTAAATATGATAATTCTGGGACTGTTCAATGGCAACGAAAATTAGCTGGTGCGGGTACTGACGCAGATGAGGCGTATAGCATTGTGCTTGATTCATCTGACAATGTTTATATTACCGGGTTGTTATACGATACATTTGGTAACCGAGATATATTTATTGCAAAATATAACAGTAGCGGAACTATTCAATGGCAAAGAAAATTAGCTGGAGGTTTTGATGTTGGTCACTCAATAGCAGTAGACTCAAGCAGTAATGTTTACATCGGTGGTCAATCAAATAATGCTGGTAGTGCTGCAGTGCAAATTGCAAAATACAACAGTTCAGGCACTATTCAATTCCAAAAAAGAATTACTTTAGGTCCATATAGTAACATGATTGGTTATGGTATTGCGGTTGACTCTAGCCAAAATATTTATATTGCTGGAGAAATTACTCTAAGTACCGCTGATATTTATGTTGCAAAATTAGATAGCACAGCCAGCACTATTACATGGGACAAACTATTGTATTCTAGTAGTGGAAGTGACACCGGAAGAGATGTTGCTGTAGATTCTAGTGGCAATGTTTACATTACTGGAAATTCCTTTCAAGGCACTGGTCCTCAAAGCGCCTGTCAGGTTGTTAAATATAATAGTAGCGGAACAATCCAATGGCAAAGATTTATTGAACGAACTAGTGGCGGTACTAATATTGGCTGGGGTATTAAAGTAGATGCAAACAACAATTACTATGTTAGTGGAACTATAGGCAGTGGTGATAATTTCTTAATTGGAAAATTACCTGTTGATGGCACAAAAACTGGAACCTATACTTTAGGTGGTCAGACTATTCAATATACTGCTTCTAGCATGAGTAACAGTACTCCCGGAAGAACCACAGCAACATCAACCTTGACAGATTCAGCTGCATCAATGACCGGTTCAACCCCATCATTGACATCTTCAACTCCAACTTACACAGCATCGGTGGTCACATTATGAGTACATACATCAAACTTTCAACAAACGAATATCCCCGTCACATTGGAGATATTGAAATTGACCCTGCTGGCATGAGCGACTATGCGCCTGTCCAGTGGGTTGATAAGCCTAGTTATGACGCAAATAGACAGCGTTGCGCTATTGGCGCTCCAACACAAACAAATGGTGAATGGGTTACAACTTGGGTGCTTACTCAGATTCCTGATTCTGAAGAAGCTGTAAAAGTTCGTCAAAAGCGCGATGACTTGCTGGCCAAGACCGATTGGTCACAAGGCAAAGATATTGCAGACGCAGTGTCTGCTTCTTGGGTAACATACCGCCAAGCACTGCGCGACGTACCGGCGCAAACAGGATTTCCTTGGAACATCGAATGGCCTGTTAAGGATTAAATATGAGCGAACGCTATCCCGGTGGCATCATCACCAAGAATCCTGTAGCACCATCTGGGCCATATGAAACTAGCACAGCAACAGGTATCTGGACGCTTGAACAAGCCATGCAATTTAAACAGCAAGGTATCTGGCCTACAGCGGGGAATCCAGCGCCTCCGTCCGTAATTGGGCAAGCCTACGGTGGTGGGTTTTATGCGGGTCAAATTGGCGTTGCAGGCGTTGCAACTCACTATGTAATTGTTGGCCCAGTAGCATCTGCGGAAAATACAAGCATAAAATGGAAAAACGCAAACAATAGTACTGTGGGTGCTGGCAGTGATATTGACGGCCCACAGAACACGGCAGATATTGTTGCTGACGGTAATTCAACTGTTTACCCAGCAGCGCACTTTTGTAATGACTTAGTTACTGGTGGATATAGTGATTGGTATATGCCAGCTAAAAATGAGTTGGAGGTTTGTTATTACAATTTAAAACCCTCTACAACGAGCAATAACACTGGCTCTGGCACTAACACCAACGCCGTCCCAAGTCGTGGCAGTAATTACACAGCTGGCACACCTGCTCAAACTTCTGCCGCTGATTTTCAAACGGGGGGTGCAGAAGCCTTTAGCTCAGGATCTTTTTATTGGTCTAGTACTTCGGATCCAGCTATTGATGTACGCAAAGCATGGAGACAGTACTTCAATACTGGCACTCAGTACAACGCCTTTAAGGACAATAATATCCGTGTTCGGGCAGTTCGCAGAATTGCAGTATTTTAAGGAGCATCACAATGTACATTTGCATAACTGAAGTTGATGCTGTCACCAAAATACCCTGCACTGTCGAGCCACAGCGCACAGGGCCATCCATGCCTAATGTCAAGGGTTTAAAAATCATTTGGCAAGACAAGTCCACATGGCCTGTTAGCACAGACGCAACAGGCACATACTTACGCGCTCCCAAATATTACGGCACTTGCGATGACGATGCAGACACAACTATTGCTGGTGTCTTACAAGTTTTGACTGAAGCAGAGTACACAGCCGCAAGAGCCGCAGAACACGAAGCCCGCAAACCCTATCCTTCTTGGATTGGCTATTTGGACACAATGACATGGGGTGCGCCAGTACCTAGACCTGTTGACGCAATCATGAACGGCGGCAACGTAGCTTATCAGTGGGATGAAGCTACTGTTAATTGGATTCCACAGGCTCAAGGATGAAAGAGTTCTTCTTTATCTCCGGTTTGCCACGATCAGGCTCAACCCTGCTCTCGGCTATCTTGCGCCAGAACCCTGAGTTCTACGCAGACATCTCCTCACCAGTACAAGGCTTGGTTACATCAACCATCAATGTCATTACGGGCAGTGAGAGCAACCACCTGATAGATGAAAACAGACGCAAGCACATCCTCAAGTCCATCTTCAATGCGTTCTACGAAGCCGTCACGCCAAATGTAGTGTTTGACACTAGCAGGGGCTGGACTGCTAAGACGTCACTCCTCAAAGACCTATACCCACAGACCAAGATTATTTGCTGTGTGCGTGACTTGCCTTGGATATTGGACAGTTTTGAGCGCATAGCCGCCAAAAACTCTCTGTATGGTGCAGCACTAACAGATGATGAAGCTAGGCAGACAGTCACCACAAGGTGCGATGCCCTGATGGATGTTAAGAAAGAAGGTCAAGTTGTTAAGCCATATTACTTTCTTGAAGAAGGTTTGCTGCTGAACCCAGACATGATTCAACTGGTTGAGTACGAATCTTTGTGCAAACAGCCTGAGAGCGTGATGCGAGAGATATATCAGTTCATTGGCAAGCCTTACTTTGACCACGATTTCAAGAATGTTGAGTATGAGAACGAAGTGTTTGACAAAGCCCTGAACATGAAAAGTCTGCACACAGTCAGGAAAGAAGTGACTTGGCAAGAGCGTACATCAATACTGCCTAAATCGGTGTGGGAAAAGTACGCTGGGAAAGACTTTTGGCGTAAACCAGCAACAGACTTTGCGATTAAACAACTTTACAAGGTCAAGGGATGAAACGCATATTGATTATGGGCTTGCCCGGTTCAGGCAAAACTTATCTTGCACAGCATATTCTTGAGCATTTACAAAATGACCGCAAGACAGTCATGTGGCTTAACGCTGATGATGTGCGTAAAAAATACAACGATTGGGACTTTTCCCATGAGGGACGTATTCGTCAGAGTTTAAGGATGCGTGAGTTAGTTGATAGCTACGATGTAGATTATGTTATTTGTGACTTTGTAGCACCTTTGGTTGAGATGCGTAACAACTTCAAGGCAGATTGGACTGTCTGGGTTGACACCATCAATCAAGGTCGGTTTGAAGACACCAACAAGGTGTTTGTTGCGCCAGAACAGTATGACTTCAGAATCACAGAGCAGAACGCTGAAAAGTGGGGCGAGTTCATTGCTGCGCACATTTTGGACAACCGCCAGCGCCCCGTCTTTGATTGGCAGAAAGAGACTGTTCAAATGCTTGGAAGATGGCAACCTTGGCATGAAGGCCACCGAAAGCTGTTTGAACGCGCACTGGCAAAGACTGGTCAAGTTGTTATCCAGATTAGAGACTGTCAGGGCTGGAACGGCTCAAACCCATTTGCTGCCACTCAAGTTAAAAACTTTATCAAGCGTGATTTAGACCCTTTATATCAAGGTCAGTACGAGATACAACTTGTACCTAATGTGGTCAACATCACATATGGCAGAGATGTGGGATACAAGATTGAGCAAGAATCTTTTGACGATGCTACTTACGCTGTCTCTGCAACAAAAATAAGAAAAGAGATGGGTCTTGAATAAATACCATATCCGATTTAATACAAAGCATAACGGCTCTAAGCTGGTCTGGGTGGATACGGTGGCGGTTATTGCGGCAGAGAAAGGTTAGGGGCGCTTGATGTGGACCCGCTCAGCATCCTCTTTGCAGCTAATGCTTGCGTGGCCGCTATCAAGCAGGGGTGCAAACTCTATAAAGACGCTAAGACGTCTTTCATGGAAATTAAGAAAACGGTTGATGAGGTTGCTTCAGATGTCAAAGCAGTCAGAGGATTCTGGGCAAAGCTCTTCGGAACAACGCCCACCTCAAGCCCCAAGCCTGTGGCGAAAAAGAAGGAAGCCTACGTTACCGTTGACGAAACCCAAGTCATGGCAGACATCGTTACTCAGCTTTCGACGTTCTTTAAGCTACAAGAGCAGCTTGCTGAGCACATAAGGGAAGAGGAAGAGAAGAGCAAAAACGTCTACGACCCCGACGCTAACCTGATGGAAGCCGCCCTGAAGCGGGTAATGGCTAAAGACCAGATGGCGCTGTTGGAGGTGGAGATCAGAGAGGCGATGGTGTACGGTGCTCCTAAAGAGATGGGGGCCTTGTATTCCAAAGTGTTTGAAATGCGGGATGTCATCAAGATAGAGCAGGACAAAGCTAGGAAGAAACGGGATGATGAGTCATGGCAACGCAAAGAGGAGGAGCGGCTCCTAAGAGAAAGGCAGGCGTATCTGCTGGCGACTTTCCTATTCCTCCTATATATGTGGTTGCTCCTCGGCCTCTTAAGCAGGATTGGGAGATAGTTGTGGGTTGGGTGGCAGCGTGTATTCTGATAGTGTTAATGCTTCCGCTCCTTGGAATGTTGTACATGGACGTGCTGGAAACAAAGCACGAGGCCAAGATACAGATGGAAAAGATGGAAAAACTGCGTAGAGAACTTGAGCAACAGAAACGTGAGGTAAAAAATGAGTGATGAAAAAATCCAAGCTATGGAAACAAAGAGCGCCTTGATTGAGAAGATCACCTTTGCTTTGTTGCCTTTATTGTTTTCTTGCGTCGTTTACCTTATGTCGGCGCTGTCCAATTTATCCCATGAGGTGACCATCCTCAACAGCAAAATCAGCTTGGTGGTGACTTCAGACAATAAGCAAGCAAGTAACACAGGTGCTGAGTTGGCTAGGGAAAAGTTAAGACAAGACTTGGAAAAAGAAATCCAAAAGAACAGGGATGATATTCAAGTAAACCGCCTGCATATCGCCATCTTGGAAGACAGGGCGGGAATGAAAACCACATTCAAAAAGGAAGATAAATGATTCCAATAGTTGCATCCCTCCTCGGTAGCCTAGCCCAAAACGGCCTTACTCTGCTATCCAGCGCCATCCAAGCCAAGGGCAAGGAAGTGGTGGAGAAAACTTTGGGCGTGACGATACCCGACAACCCAACCGCAGAAGATGTCAGCAACCTGCGCCAGTTGCAGTTTGAGCATGAAGAAAAGCTCCTTGAACTGGGTATTGAGAAAGCCAAGCTGGAGTTAGCTGAACTGGAAATGTTTGCTAAAGCTGCTCAAAACGAAGACAACAACGTCACGGATCGTTGGCAGTCGGACATGAACAGCGATTCTTGGCTGTCCAAGAACATCCGCCCCATGAGCCTGATTGCCATTTTCTTTGGCTATTTCCTGTTTGCCATGATGAGCGCCTTTGGTTTAAACGCCAATGAGTCCTACGTCCAACTGCTCGGGCAGTGGGGTATGCTCATAATGGGTGCGTATTTTGGCGGCAGAACCATTGAAAAACTAGCTGAAATGAAAGGCAGAAAATGAGTTTAAGCACCGAACAAGCTGCATTTTTGCTGGACATGTGTAAGCTAATCCAGTACGCTACAGACCAAGGATTCGTGGTGACCGGCGGGGAACTTGCTCGTACGCCCGAACAGCAAGCAATTTACTTCAAGACGGGGCGTTCCAAGACTATGAATTCCATCCATCTAAAGCGCTGCGCAATAGATTTGAACTTCTTCCGTGATGGCAAGATCATTTGGGACAAAGGCATTCTTGCGCCGTTGGGTGCTTACTGGGAAACCTTGCACCCCAAGAACCGTTGGGGCGGCAACTTCAAGTCTCTGGTGGATTGCCCTCACTTTGAACGCAACGTTGGTTAAAAATGCCATTACAAAAATTCTTGTTCAAACCTGGGGTTAACCGGGAAAACACTCGGTACACAACTGAAGGCGGTTGGTACGAGTGCGACAAGATTCGTTTTCGTCAAGGCAACCCCGAGAAGATTGGCGGCTGGACTACGTTTGCAACAGGTGTGTTTCTGGGCATCTGCCGTTCTTTGTGGAACTGGATTACCCTTGCTTCCATAAATCTAGTTGGCGTTGGCACAAACCTCAAGTTCTACATTATGAGTGGGGGTCTGTACTACGATATTACCCCCATCCGCAAAACAATCACGCTGACAAACCCGTTCACGGCTACCAATGGTTCGGCTGTTATCTCAGTTACTGATGTCAACCACGGCTGCGTACAAGGTGACTTTGTTACATATAGCGGCTCGGGTATCGTAGGACTGGGTGGCAACATCACTGCGGCTGTGCTTAAAAA